TTGAACCAATTTGGGTCTAAGTACTTAGGGGTAGCAGCACACACCAATGTAAACTCTAATGAGTTTATTGTTCAGGAGGATGCAGTTATATCTGTACTTACGGGTGGGGATTCTTCAACAGCTGCTAACAATGTAGACTACGAGGCATCTATGAGTCTTAGTGGGGTTACATTAAAACAAGGGGCATTGATAGTTGCACCACAAGGGGAGTCATTCCAAAGTATGACAATAGATAGTGGTACTATAATGGCTTACAACTCTGTTGTTGGTGGAACAAAACCTAGTGCAGTTCCATTACTATTAGACTTATATCCTGATGCTGCTGCAGCTTACTCTTTAAGAAAACTAAGAACTGATTACACAGGCCCAGCTATTGAAGTCATAAAAATAGTTGGAGGTGCAACCTCTATTCAAGATATTGGATTTGTAAATGGAGAATTAGATACAACTTCTTTACTTTCTTTTGCAAATGGAGGGGATGTTTTTGTTGCTAAGTGGTACGACCAAAGCACAAATGGGTTTAATGTGTTTAATAATGCAGAATCTGCTCAACCACAAATTGTAAGTAGTGGAGTTGTTGAATTAGATGATGATGGTAATAATACATTAAAATTTTCAGCGAATCAATATCTTAATGGCGGTGATTCTGTCTTAAACATGACAGATACAAATATGATGAGTTTTGCCGTTTCTAAAGTTGAAGGAAATGGAGGAGTATTTTCTAAGGCTATCGCAGCTGGTGCTCCCAACAGATATGGGTTTTTACAGTATGGAACAGATTTTAGTTCAATTTTAACCACTCAGTTAAATAATAATAGAAGCGCTTCCACAGCAAAAGGTGTTGCTGCAAATAGATTATATTCTTCTATTTTGAATAAAAATTCTAATAATCACGAGTTATATCTTGATGGAACTTTAGCTAACTCAGCAGTAACAAACCCTGCAGATATATTTGGAGCTTCGGATTATGAATTTTACATAGGAGCGTATGGGGCAGCAAGAATACCTAGAACCCCCTCATTTTTTATGACAGGAACAATATCTCACTTAACATTATATTTTAAAAACGATGTTTCTAAATTTAATGATATACAATCTTTTATTAACACAGAATACTCAATTTATCAATAAAAATAAAAAAAATGGCAAGTAACAGTAAGGGTGTAAACCCAAGTAGACTAATAGGAACATTCGGCTCTAAGTATTTAGCGGAAGGCACACATGCATCAGTTAATGCTTATGCGTTTATTGCACAGGCTGACACTGTAATTACAGTGCTTCTAGGTGGAAATGCAAGCACAGGAGTAGCTACAGATGACTACCTGACATCAATGTCTTTGTCTGATGTTACATTAAAGCAGGGTGCTTTGATACAAGCCCCAGCTGGAGAGTTGTTTCAGAGTATCACAGTAGCTGATGGTGGCGCATTAATAGCTTATAAGTAATGCCTTTTATATCAGCATCGGTAATATCCCCATACAACAGCATTAGGGGAGGAGCCGAAGGAGGGTTAGTACCAACAGGGTTATTATTAGACTTATACCCTAATGCTGCGGCTGCTTATTCTTTGAGAAAGCTAAGGACTTCTTATTCAGGTCCAGCTATAGAGGCTATGAAAACAGTTGGAGGTGAAACTTTTGTTCAAGATATTGGTTTCCTTTATGATGGTAGTTTAGATACAGAATCTTTACTTTCTTTTGCAGGGTCTGATGATGTTTCTGTTGCCAAGTGGTATGACCAAAGTGGAGCAGGGAATAATGATGCAACACAAATTTCAGCTTCAAAACAACCTATACTTGTAAGCAATGGAGCGGTAAACGAGTTAAATGGAAAGCCTACTATGAGTTTTTCATCTCCTTTCTTAATGCATTTAAATTTAACTCAATACCCATTTACTTCAGGTGGAAGTGCAACAGAAAAATCAATATTTGCAGTAGCTTTAAACGACTCTACGGTTGACCAAAATTTGTATAATATTGCAGATGAAAGAGATTTGTACGCACTAACTTATAATCGTGTAGGGAATAACACCTATGGTTTTTTAGGTGCAAATTATGGAGTAATAGGCGGAAATATTACAGGTCAAAATATAATTAGTTCTTTTGCAATAAGTCCAAGTTCAGAAACATTTAACAACGCAGTAGAGGGCGTTAGTAGTAACCCAGTTAGGGGTATCTTCAATTCTATAAGTATAGGTTCAAGAGGAGAAGGAAGTTTCCCAATGAATGGGAACATCCAAGAGATAGTGATGTACGAATCTAACCAATCAGCTAACAGAGCAGGTATTGAATCTAACATAAACTCAAATTACAATATCTATTGGGACGGTTCTCAAACAAGTTTACTGGATGACTATCCAAACGCTGCGGCAGCATATTCGTTACGAGCATTAAACTCAGCATACACAGGCCCAGCAATTAAAGTTAGAAGGTCAAGCGACAACGAAGAGCAAGATATTAATTTTCTTTATGATGGTAGTTTAAATACAGAATCTTTACTTTCTTTTGTAGGCGCAGGGGATGGATTTGTAACGATAAGATATGACCAGTCTGGAAATGGAAATGATTTAACTAATATTTCAGCAGTTAATCAACCTAAAATAGTATTATCAGGACAAGTAATCACAGAAAATCAAAAACCAATGATTGATTACGATGGGGCAAACCATTATCTAAAAACAAGTAGCGGTTTAAATTTTGGAACATCGTCCAGAAGTTTATTTTTGGTTCAAAAAACGGATGTCGTAGGATTTGCAACAGGTAGGTTTGCTATATCTACTTCAGCTGAAACAGGGAGTTCTTGGGGCGTAACTCCTGAAATATATATAAGAGCATCAGGAAGAGTTTGGGCTGGACAGGTATCTACACCAACAACAAGTACTTCATTAATTTCAAATATTTACACGTCAGGAGACTTAGTTGCAGGTAATTCAATGTGGTTAGATGGTTCATCAATAACTCAGTCAGGAAGTAATGATGGCAGTATAAACACGTCTAATGATCCAATGATTGAGGGAGCAAGGGGTGAAGGTACTTTTCTTTTTGATGGAAAAATAGGTGATACTATACTTTACCAATCCGACCAAACTTTAAACAGAGCAGGTATAGAAACTAACATAAATAAAAATTACAATATCTATTGGGATGGAAGCCAAACAGGTTTATTAGATGATTATCCTAATGCTGCGGCAGCCTATTCATTAAGAGCGTTGAACTCAGCATACACAGGAGCAGCAATTAAAGTTAGAAGGTCAAGTGACAATGAAGAGCAAGATATTGGTTTGCTTTACGATGGAACTTTAGATACTTCATCTTTACTTTCATTCGTTGGTGCAGGAGATGGATTTGTAACTACTTGGTATGACCAAAGTGGTGGTGGTGGTGGTGATGCATTACAAAATTTAGCTTCAAAACAACCTCAAATTGTAAGTAGTGGGTCAGTTATAAATGAGAATGGTAAGATAAGTGTTAAGTTTAATGGAACCACTGATTATATTAAAAATAATTTAAAAGTAGGCCCAACAGTTACAGCTTTTGCAGTTTCTAAAATAGTAGATGAATTTGATTATAATTTTATTTATGATTCGTTTGGAACAGGAGGTAGGATTAGACTTGGCTTAAGGAACCTTAAAGAATACTTCGCAGATAACGATGAAGCAGTCTTTGCTCAAGCTACAACTCCATCAAACGGACTTCAAAATTTGTTTTTTGCAAAGCATACTAATTCAGATGTTAGTATTAGTGTTAACAACGATACTTTACAAACATTAGCGACTACAAATTTTTATGCAAATTCACAATTTTTTAATTTCGGTGCAAGGAATGACGGTGCAGACCATTTTTTAGAAGGGACTATCCAAGAATTAATATTTTACCCATCAGACCAAACAGCTAACAGATTAGCAATTCAACAAAACATAAATAACCATTACACAATTTATTAACTATGTATTATAAAGGGACACAAGCAGAGTGCGATGCTTACAACGCATTTGTAACAGCAGGACAGAATTATATCGGAACAACTACTCAATGGGCAGAGCCTTATGAAGTAGATGGATTTTGGTATATTGTAAAAAATAGTAATTACCTTTCAGAAATGGAAGAGGTGGAAGCTATGCCAATAGTCAGCGAAGAACTATAAAACAACAAAGCAACTTTATCTAATTAAATCTACTCTATGACATAAACAATAAAAACAAAAGCATATGGATAGCGAGAGCCTTATATTAATAGTAAGTGGTTTAGCTGGTGCGTTTGGGATTAAAGAGGTTTGGAACATCATAAAAAAGAAGATGGATATAAACCACTCTGTGTCCTCAAGCCATAATAGCTACAAGCAAAAAAGAATAGAAGAACTAGAGGATGAGCTGAAAGAAGCTAATCAAACTATACTTGAGTTAACGATAAGGGTATCTAAATTAGAAGAAAGAATGCTGCACGTTGCAAAGAATAGAGTAAAAAAGTAAAAAAACAAGTAATAATAATAGTAACAACAATAACAAATAAAAATTAAAATGGCAAACGAAGTAATTAACTTAAACACGGTATTTAGTGGTTTCAATAGTGGAACAGACTTACAACCAAAGAACACAAGAACAAACAACCAAGGTGTAACAATCAATGACATCGCAGGGTTTATAAAAATTGTAAGTGGAGCACCATCAGAAGGTGTTGCTGGAGACATGGTATTTGATTCAGGAGAAAACAAACTTTACGTTTGCATAGCAGAAGACTCTTTTGTTTCTGTAGCATTATTAGAAGGATAAACCTTAACTCCAGGTCAAAGGAGTAAACAATTTAATTTAATCTAATCAAATATAATTATGTCTAACGAAATCGTTAAGAACTTAAACTTCGGAGACGAAGGTAAAAATAAAGTGTTTGAAGGTGTATCAAAATTAACACGAGCCGTTAGTTCCACATTAGGAGCTAGCGGTAAGTGTGTAATGCTTGAGGACTCATCTGGCAAACCACTAATCACAAAGGATGGTGTAACTGTAGCAAATTCAGTTATACTTCTAGACCCTGTTGAAAATATGGGTGCAACGCTTTTAAAGGAAGCAGCTAGACAAACTGTTAAAGAAGCAGGGGATGGAACAACTACTGCTACAGTATTAGCACACTCTATATTAAAAGAGGCATTTGCAACAGACAACTACAACTCAAGAGAAATCAGAGATGGTATTAACTCAGCAGTTGAAAAAGTTGTTAAGTACTTAGAGGGCGAATCAGTTGAAGTTAGTGGTGATATGCTAAAGCAGGTTGCCACAATATCTTCTAACAACGACTCTAGCTTAGGTAAAATTATAGCTAAGGCTTTTGAGGATGTAGGAGAGAATGGTGTTGTTAGTATGGAAATATCTAATGACGAGGAAACATCGGCAGAAATAGTTGATGGAGCTTCAATTGATAAAGGATTAAAGAATCACCACTTTATTAATAACAAAGAGAAAGGTACTTGTGAGTTAAATAACCCACTTGTATTAATTGTAGAAAGCAAGATCCCTAACGTAAGAAAGGTACAAAGTATTCTTGAGTACGTCATTAAGAACAACAAGGAACTACTAATTATCGGGGATGCTGATGAACAACTAGTTACAGCGATTTCAATGAACGTATCTAAGGGTAATATTAAAGCTAATATCATTGACGCACCTGACTACGGTATTAATAAAAAGCAAACATTACAAGACTTTGCTGCATTGACTGGAGCAACTGTAATAAATGAGGACTTAGGTGACGATATGGATTTAATTGACGTAAGCCACCTAGGAACGTGTTTAAAGGCCGTTACTACACAAGATGATACTATCATCCAAGTAGAGGAGATTAATGACGACACAAAGGCTCTAATCAAGCAGATTAAAAAAGAACTTAAGACAACAAAGATTAATGGTAAGAAACACTTGCTTGAAAGAAGGTTGTCAAGACTAGCTGGTAAGGTTGGTGTAATTAAAGTTGGGGCAAACTCAGAGGTTGAGTTAAAGGAGAAGGCTGACAGAGTAGAGGATTCTATCTGTGCTACTAAAGCTGCTATTAAAGAAGGTATACTTCCAGGTGGTGGAATTGCATTACTTAACGCTAGTGATAAGGTAACCCCATCTAACATAGGAGAAGAAATACTTCTAAAGGCTATTCAAGCTCCATTTGAAGTTATAATGTCCAATGCTGGTATCACTAAGTTTGAATACCCTACTAAAAAAGGACGTGGGTACAATGTAGTTACAGGAGAAATAGTCAATATGATTAAGGCAGGAATTATTGACCCACTACTTGTTACAAAGAGTGCATTAAAAAATGCGGCATCTGTAGCTAATACGATACTTGCAACTGATTGTGTAATTAATAACTTAAGAGCATAATGAAGGCAGTAGGAAAGTATATGTTGATAGAGCCTGTAAAGGAAAACGAAGTATCTACAAAAGGTGGTTTAATTTTAGGAGAGAGTCACAGAGAAGATATAAGATACAGAGAGGCTAAAGTAAAAACCATAGGAACATTAGTTGAAGGAGTACAAGATGGGGATACCATTTACTACGACAGACACGCAGGGTTTGATATGGAAATTGATAAGGTAATATATAAAGTCATAAAAGAATTTGACGTTGTTGTTGTTTTATGAAGCGTCTTGAGGCCAATGATATAAAGAATTTAAGTCTACTAAAGCACTACCGCATTATCAGGCAGTGGGCTTGCAAGAACAATGGACTTTCTAATGCAGATCTAGAGTTATTAATTTACCTAGACTGCACTGGTCTCTTTAACAGACTTGATTTTATTGATGGAGCTTATTCTTACAGTTGGGATACCAGGAGGTGGTCTAAGCTTAAGGATAACGGATGGATAAGTCTATTTGCTAAAAGGAATAGGACTACAACAAAAAGTAATGTATATAAGGTTTCATTCAAGGGCAAACAACTTATAAGTAGAATGTATAGAATAATGCTGGGTGAAGAGGACATACCTACAAGCCCACAGAGAAATACTATAATGAAAGGTAGCACATACTCTGACAAAGTACTAAAAAAATCAATCAAAAACGTAAACAACGATAAATCAATATAGCTAACATTAAAGAAAAAAACAATGAACAACAGTAAAGGATTTAAAATGAAGTCAGCCTATGGCTCTGGATTAAAGCAAACAGGTAAAATGGAAGCCGTAGGTTCTATGGCGAGAAGAGCTCAGTATGACAAATTAGGATGGGCTTATGATGAGACAATTCCAGTACAAGGACCTTTAAAAGGAAGAGAAGCTAGGCCTACTACTAGGTCATCAAATGCAGGATTTCCTGTGGTGAATGTTCCAGCAAAAAAAGCAGCCGTTAAAAAACAAGCACCAATGAAAAAAGTAGCACCTAAGGGAGTTGTTTCTGTAAAATCTGCTACTAAAGAAGCTAAACCTAAAACAAGTGCAACTCCTCAAAAAGCTAGCACAGCTGCTCAGAAATCACTTGTAAAACAATTTACTCCTAAAAAAGAAGTTAGAAAAGAAAAAAGAACAGTAAAGAAAGTAGCCAGAAAAAGTGCTAAGTCAACCAAGAAAGTAAGTAGATTGGAAGGTAAGCTAGAAGCTGCAAAAAAAGCAAAGAAATAATTAAGTATTAATCTTTTAAATAAAAAAAATGAAAGATATATCAGAAAGTTTTGGAGCCAAGAGAGCTGAAAGAAAAGAATATAGAGCTGCAAAAAAAGATGCTTTTGAAAAAGCAAGAGATAGAGGAGAGTTAAAGTTTGATGCAACAACTCCTTTAGATTCATCTTTTACTTCTTTGACAGCAGCAACAGCAGCAAACATTTTTGCTAAAAATAAAGCAAGGAAAGCTGTTAAGAGAGATTTTGACAAAAGTTATTTAGCAAGCAAAACAAAGCAAAAAACAAGTGGTGCAAACACTAGTATTCCTAAAGTAGAAACTAGTACTGGTACTACGGTACGTGGCTCAGATTCTTCTGAAGCAAACTACAATAAAGAATTGGCAGAAATAAAAAGTAGAATTAATACTACCAATACTGCTCCTAATACTGCTCCTAATACTGCCACTAAAACTGCTCCTAAAACTGCTCCTAATACTGCCACTAATACTGTTAGTAACAAACCAAAGTCAAAAGGCATGGCTGCTGCTTTTAGTCCAGAAAGAATAGCTCAGTATAAGGCAAAAGGTTGGGCTATGGATAACACTACTCATAGAAATTCTTCAAGTAAATCATCAGGAATGTCAACTGGAGAGAAAAACATTCAAAATAGAATTAAAGAACTTGAAAAAACTGGAGAGATTAAATTAAAACCAAACAGCAGTCCTAAACAAGTCAACAAATCTACTAGCGCAATAGCTAATAATCCAGTGCAGGTTATACGAGAAAACAATCCTCTTAGAAGTTTAAGAAATAGTATTCAATCATTTAAAAATGACAAAAGATAAATAAATAATAAAAAAATGGATAATACAATAGACCAAACAGGTATTGCAGAAGCAAACATGATGGGAGTTGCTGCTATAAATGCAGCACCACCTTCACAACAACCTGTAGTACAACCTGTATATAACAAGGCAATAGGTTCTCCTATGGGAGTACAAAGAACTCCAGCAGACCCAACAGGTCAAGTTACAACTACAACGCCTACAGATTTAAACTTTAATGCAAAAACTAGAGATATGGGTTTAATGATGTACGGAGGAAATAAATCTAGAGGTATAAAGTAATAAAAAATAATATTATGAAAAGCAAGAAGATGGTAGAAACAAAAAGACCTTACGCAGAAGAACAGGGATTTGATTCAATTTGGGCTGGGCCATTGAATATGGACAATATGCCAAAAGGTAAAGGAAACAGTAGAGGTGCAAATGGTATTCAGCTATTAGCTAAAAATATGCCAGCTTATATTCCAGGGCCTATCACAGAGAAAGCAAAAGGGTATGACGATGATGATATGAGTTAAAATTGTGAGTGATTTTAAGCTTTATATTGCTAATACCTTAGTGATGATGATAACTATGTCAGACATAGAGGTCATACTTAAGATACTCTTATTAGTTGTTACAATAGGTTACACTGCTTTTAAGTGGTTGGCTGTTGTTAAAAAATACAGGGATGAAAAAAATAAGTGAACATATATCATATAAGGAGGCAGTCAGAAGTGACACAGCGGATAGATTAAACATAATTAACCTCCCTAACGAGTCCGAATTGGATAATATGAGTACTATATCAGAAAAGATATTTGAGCCTCTTAGAAGTCACGTAGGAGGCCCTATACGCATTAATAGCTTCTTTCGTTCAGTTGAATTAAACAAAGCTATTGGGGGAAGCTCTACTTCGCAGCACTGCAAGGGACAAGCTTTTGATTTAGATGACTCATATGGATGCATGACTAATGCTGAGATGTATAAGTTTGTAAAAGATAACTTAGACTTTGATCAGATGATATGGGAATTTGGCGATAATGAAAATCCTAATTGGATACACATATCTTACGTTTCTCAAGAGAAGAATAGGAATAGATGCCTAAAGGCTTGGAAGGAACATGGTAGGACTAGATATACAATAATATAATGGTTAAGAAAGGAGACATGGCTTGTAATAAGCCAAAGAGAACACCTGGACATCCTAAGAAGTCTCACGTTGTAAAGGCTTGTGAGGGTGGAAAAGAAAAGATAATTAGGTTTGGTCAGCAGGGTGCTAGTACGGCAGGAAAGCCAAAATCTGGAGAGTCTGCTAAAATGAAGGCCAAGAGAAAAAGTTTTAAGGCTAGGCACGGAAAGAATATAGCTAAAGGTAAAATGTCTGCTGCATATTGGGCGGATAAAGTTAAGTGGTAAACATATATAAAAAATGGCGTTCAAACTATCTAACCCCCCATATAACAGTGAGCCGACTCCAGTCTATCAAGCAGAATTGGGGCCTGGCGTTCTTGGGCAAAGTAATAACAACGGCACTATCATAATAAATGAGAAGCTAGACCCTAAGTTTCACGATGAGGTTATTAGACACGAAGAAGTCCACATAAATCAAATGTCACGAGGCGACTTAGATTATGATGATAGCAACATTTATTGGAAGGGTAAGAAGTACTCAAAGAATAATCCTAAGATAGCTATGGCAAGTCCATCTAATTCTCCTTGGGAGAAAGAGGCTTATAAGAAATCTAAGACTAAATATAAAGATAAAAAATACAATGTCTAAAAAATTCAAAGAAACAAAACTTGGTATTTTCTTAGGGAATACTGCCCCCCATATACTAGAAATAGCTGGGGACTTTTTGCCAGACGCAGGGGTGTTAGGTATGGTTAAGAACCTTATTGAAAAGGATGAAAAGATTAAGCCCGAAGATAGGAAGGTAGCACTAGCTCAAACAAAAGAAATGTATGAGTTAGAAGTAAAGGATAGAGAATCTGCTAGAAATAGAGAGGTTGAAGTTAAAAAGGCAGGTGGAAAAGATACTATGATGATGCTTACAGGTATCGTTGGGTTAGCTTCTTTCTTATTTATCATATACGCAGTAGTTTACGAGGAAGGAGTTTTACATAATGAACTCTTTGTACATTTAATGGGTATGGTTGAAGGAGTAGTAATTTCAAACATATTTGCCTATTATTATGGGACTTCAGCAGAAAAATAATAAAACATAGGTAATAATAATATAGAAGACAATTTAATCAAATTTAATATAATGAGAATAACAGACGAAGAGCTTGAACTTATCAGAGAGCAACAAACAAAAATTGCTCAAATTAAACAAGACATCGGAACACTAGAACTTAGAAAGCACGAGGTCATGAGTGTTATGCTTGATGTGAATCAAGAGGTTGAAGAGACAAAGACTACACTTGAAGAAAAGTATGGTCGTGTAAACATTAACCTTGACGATGGCAGTTACACTGCTGTTGAGGAAGAAGAATCTAAGTAATGAGTAGTGTTATAAGAAAAATCAGTATAGGGTCTGATTATAAAAATGATGCGATGCACTACTCCGTTGGACAACAGGTGTATGGTGGTCATGAAATATCTGATATTCTCTTTGATGAGAAAGATAGTTCTTATAACATATACATAAAGAAAGGTGATGAGATCTTGCCTTGGAAAAAGTTCAATAGTAATATGGCTATTTCAGTCGAATACGACTTGCAGTATTAATGAAAAGTATCCACGATTTTATCGTAAAACCCATCGAGGGTCGATACAACAATACTGTTAAGGTTGACGATGTTGACCTCATTATAAATACAAGAATTGAGGAATTTAAAAGTGTAAGCAAGGTGGCAGAAGTTGTCGCTTTGCCTTTATCTATAAAAACTGACATTAAAGTTGGAGATAAAGTAGTAGTACACCATAACGTATTCAGAAGATTCTATGACATTAGAGGCAACGAAAAAAACAGTAGAAGTTTTATTAAAGAAGATATGTATGCTTGCTCACCTGAGCAAATTTATATGTATGGAGCAAATAAGGCTCATCTGGATTATTGTTTTGTAAAACCTTTAGTAAGCCATGACATTTTCTCTTTAGATAGAGAGAAGCCTCTTGTGGGATTGTTAAAGCACGGAAACAAAGGTCTTGAGGAAATGGGTATAAACGAAGAGGATTTAGTGTCCTTCAGGCCAACGTCAGAATTTGAGTTTATCATTGATGGTGAACTATTATATTGTATGAAATTAATTAACATTGTTGCGAAACATGGACGTAAAGGAAACGAAGAGGAATATAATCCAAGCTGGGCAAAGAGCAGTTGAGGAATTAATAAAGGTTGCTAAAGAGGCCATTGTTGATTCAGACGATGACTTAACAGCGGACAAATTAAAGAATGCTGCAGCAACTAAAAAGCTAGCAATATTTGACGCCTTTGAAATTCTAAACAGGATTGAGCAGGAGGAAGAGATGTTAGAGGATAAGCCTAAAGACGACACTAAGAAGAAGAGTGAGTTTAAAGGGTTCGCAGAAGGTAGAGCTAAATTCAGTTAATATGTACGAACAGACACTATATAAAGTACTGGACAACTACATAAAGGCATCTACAATAAAAAAGAAGAACAGGCACAAGTCCTGGAAGTACGGTTATGATGCAGATCATGACATGGTCATTATAAGTAAAACTGGTAAGATAGGAGAGATTTACGAAATACAAAATCTCAAGATAGCTTTACCTGCTGAATTTGAAATTCAAAACTTTAAAGGCCAGCGATGGGTTAACACAGAATACCCTAAGGAATTAAGTAGAATAAAAACAATATTTGATTGGAAGGACTATCCTGAAGATTTTAAAGAAGAATGGTACGATTACATTGAAAAAGAATTTGAAAGAAGGGAACAAGGATTTTGGTTTAATAATAAGGGTAACCCTACTTACATTACTGGCACTCATTATATGTACTTGCAATGGTCAAAGATTGATGTTGGTCCACCAGACTTTAGAGAAGCAAACAGATTGTTTTATATATTCTGGGAAGCCTGCAAAGCCGATTATAGATGTTTTGGAATGGACTACCTTAAAAACAGACGGAGTGGATTTTCGTTCATGTCATCTGGAGAAATTGTCAACCTTGCAACCATGTCTACTGACTCTAGATACGGCATACTTTCAAAGTCAGGGCCTGATGCAAAAAAAATGTTTACCGACAAGGTTGTACCAATATCAGTCAATTATCCGTTCTTCTTCAAACCCATCCAAGATGGTATGGATAGACCGAAAACAGAATTGGCATATAGAGTCCCTGCTTCAAAACTTACAAGGAGGAAACTTGACGCTAATGAGAACCCAGAGGATCTCAAAGGATTGGATACTACGATTGACTGGAAAAATACAGGTGACAACTCCTATGATGGAGAAAAATTAAAGTTACTTGTACACGATGAATCTGGTAAGTGGGAAAGACCTAACAACATACTTAATAACTGGAGGGTAACAAAAACTTGTCTTAGATTAGGTAGCAGAATTATTGGAAAGTGTATGATGGGTTCAACATCAAATGCTTTAGATAAGGGAGGTGACAACTTTAAAAAACTATATTATGCATCAGACGTTACAAGGAGAAACAGCAATGGACAGACTGCTTCAGGATTATATTCTTTGTTCATACCTATGGAATGGAACTACGAGGGATACATTGATTCTTATGGACTACCTGTATTCGATACTCCCGAAGAACCAATCGAAGATCAGTATGGAATACCGATAACAACAGGTGTAATAGATTACTGGAATAACGAAGTAGCTGGTTTAAAAGAAGATCAGGACGGCTTAAATGAATTTTACAGACAGTTTCCTAGAACAGAACAGCACGCATTTAGGGATGAGGCAAAAGAATCTTTGTTTAACCTAACAAAAATATACCAGCAGATAGATCATAATGAATCTATGGCTGCTAGCACATTGGTTACAAGAGGAAATTTCCAATGGGAGAATGGTATTAAGGACACAAAAGTAATGTTTATGCCGCACAAGGATGGCAGATTTTACGTTTCTTGGATACCACCTTTGGGTATGCAAAATAGGATTATAAATAAAAACGGCACCAATTACCCTGGCAATGAGCATTTAGGGGCTTTTGGATGTGATAGTTATGATATATCTGGTACGGTAGATAGTAGAGGATCTAACGGAGCATTGCACGGATTAACTAAGTTTAGTATGGAAGAGGCTCCAAGTAATCATTTCTTTTTAGAATACATTGCAAGACCTCAGACAGCTGAAATATTTTTTGAAGACGTATTAATGGCTTGCGTATTTTATGGTATGCCAATATTAGCAGAGAATAATAAACCTAGACTTCTATATCATTTTAAGAACAGGGGCTACAGAGGGTACTCAATGAATAGACCAGACAAAACATATAATAAGTTATCAATTACAGAAAGAGAAATAGGTGGTATTCCTAACTCAAGTCAAGACATTATGCAGGCACACGCTGCTGCAATAGAAACATATATTGAGGAACTTGTAGGAATTTTAGGTGATGATGAAATGGGGGACGTTTACTTCCAAAGAACTTTAGAGGATTGGGCAAGGTTTAATATAAACAATAGGACAAAACACGATGCTTCTATAAGTTCTGGATTAGCTATTATGGCTTGTAACAGAAACAGGTACGCACCAGTAAACAAAGTAGTAAGAAAAAATATAAATCTAGGATTGAAGAGATACGACAACTCTGGAAGTTATTCAAAAATAATAAATTAAATGAACGTAGGCGCAAACCCAAACAGTGTATTTCCTAGCCAAGTAGTTAGTGACGGAGAAAAATCAAGCTACGAGTATGGCGTTCAAGTTGGCAGGGCTATTGAATCGGAATGGTTTAGACAAGGCGTGAACGGCAATAGGTTTTCAACTAACTATAATCAATTCCATACATTAAGACTTTATGCAAGAGGCGAACAGCCAGTACAGAAATACAAAGATGAGCTTGCTATAAATGGAGACCTTTCTTATTTAAACTTAGATTGGAAACCAGTGCCTGTAATTTCTAAGTTTGTAGACATTGTTGCAAACGGTATGACTGAAAAGAAATACGAAATTAACGCTTACGCCCAAGACCCAAAGGCGTTAAAAGAAAGAACAGATTACGCAACAGCTATAATGGAAGATATGGCTGCAAAAGAAGGTTTGTTAGAATTACAAGAAACAATTGGAGTTAATGCATTTAACACTAATGATGTTGACGCTCTTCCTGAAGATAAAGAAGAATTGGAACTTCATATGCAACTTGACTACAAGCAGTCAATAGAAATAGCTGAAGAAGAAGTTATAAATCAAGTGCTTGCAAAGAATAAGTTTGATGAGATTAGAAAAAGATTTAATTACGACTTAACTGTACTAGGAATTGGTGCTGTAAAGACTACTTGGAATAAAGCAAATGGAGTAGTTACAGATTATTGTGACCCTGCAAGAATGGTTTACTCTTACACAGATGATCCAAACTTTGAAGACATATACTATGTAGGAGAAGTTAGAGCTGTAACGATACCAGAATTAAAGAAACAATTTCCAAACATTCCTAACGAAGAGTTAAAGCGTATAGAGGATATGCCTGGAAACAGGCAAATGATTACTGGATGGAACGGGTATGATGAGAATACTGTTCAGGTATTGTATTTTGAGTACAAGACTTACAACAATCAAGTGTTTAAAATTAAACAAGGTCCAAACGGATTAGAAAAAGCCATTCAAAAGAATGATGAATTTAATCCTCCTGAGAGCGATACATTTAAAAAAGTATCTAGAAGCATAGAAGTTCTTTATAGTGGGGCTAAGATTTTAGGTAATAACCAAATGCTAGAGTGGAAGCTTGCGGAGAATATGACAAGACCTTTCGCTGACACGACTAAAGTTGAAATGAATTATGCCATATGTGCTCCAAGAATGTACAATGGAAGGATTGATTCTGTTGTAAATAAAATTACTGGATTTGCAGATATGATTCAGTTGACACACCTTAAACTACAGCAGGTAATGTCAAGAATGGTTCCTGATGGAGTATTCTTAGATGTAGATGGATTGGCTGAGGTTGACTTAGGTAATGGAACTAGCTACAACGCTGCTGAGGCTTTAAATATGTATTTCCAAACAGGTAGTGTTTTAGGTAGGTCTATGACACAAGATGGAGAATTGAACAGAGGAAAGATTCCAATTCAAGAACTTCAGTCTTCTAGTGGTGGTGCTAAAATAAACTCACTAATCCAAACTTATCAGTACTACTTGCAAATGATAAGAGATGTTACAGGATTGAACGAAGCAAGAGATGGTTCAACGCCATCAAAAGATGCACTCGTAGGACTTCAAAAGATGGCCGCTAATCAATCTAATGTTGCAACTAGACACATACTACAGGCTAGTTGTTATTTAACTCTTAGAACGTGCGAAAACATCTCTAAAAGAATTGCAGATTCCATAGATTTTGCTTTAACAAATAACTCTTTGCAGAATAGTGTTAGTAAGTATAATGTGGCAACACTTTCTGAAATTAAATATCTAAACTTGCATGACTTTGGTATATTTTTAGACCTTGAGCCAGATGACGAAATTAAAGCTCAGTTAGAACAAAACATACAAGTTGCTTTGCAGACTGGTGGGATAGATCTTGAAGATGCGATAGATATTAGACAAATAAAAAACATTCAGTTAGCAAACGAAATGCTAAAGAATAAAAGAAAGAAAAAACAAAAAGCATCTCAAAAAGCTCAACAAGACAACATACGGGCACAAGCTCAAGCAAATGCTGAACTTGCAGAGAAAGCAGCAATGTCTGAAGTCCAAAAACAACAAGCATTAACAGCAGAAAAAGTAGCTATTGAACAATCTAAATCTCAGTTTGAGATACAAAGGATGCGAACTGAGGCTCAAATAAAGAGAGAGCTTATGGCTGAGGAGTTTAATTATCAGATGCAATTAGCACAAGCAAGAATTAAATCTGAGTCACAGAGAGACAAAGAGATTGAAGATAGAAAGGATAAGAGAACAAGAATATCTGGGACACAACAATCTGAAATGATTGAACAAAGACAAAATAACTTATTACCAAAAAACTTTGAGTCTAAAGGTAATGATGTATTAAGTGGCAACTTTGGTTTAGGCCAATTTGACCCAAAATAATTTTTTTTAATTTATATTATATTATATTATGTCAGAAGAAGTAAAACAAGAAGGCGACTTTAAAATAAAAAAGAAGCAATCAATGAAGAAATTAGGTGAGACTCCAGAAGTTATAAAGGTAGATTTATCTTCAAAAAAAGAAGATGTAGAATCTGAAGTAACAAGAGTTGAAATAAAATCAGACAATGCCAATAAAGAGCAAGAAACAACAACAGTGGTTGAAGATAAACCAACCGAAGTTATACGAGAAGTGGAAACAGAAGTACCACCAAGGGAAAGCACCATTCAAGATGTTGGGTTTTCTGGGATTGAAGAAGTAACAGAAGATGAGGTAAAAGAAATAACTCAAGAAGTAAAAGAAGCTATAAGAGACGAGCGTGTATCTGGTAAGCCTCTTCCTGAGAATATTGAAAAACTTGTTACATTCATGGAAGAAACGGGTGGCAATCTAGAAGATTATGTTAGGCTAAATGCTGACTATAGTTCAGTAGATAGCAATACATTATTAAAAGAGTATTATAGAAAAAGAAAACCACATCTTGATGATGATGAGATAAAATTCCTTTTAGAGGATAATTTTTCGTATGACGAAGAATTAGATGAAGAAAGAGATATACGCAAGAAAAAACTTGCATTTAAAGAAGAGGTTTCGGAAGCCAAAAACTTTTTAGAAGACTTGAAGGGTAAATATTACGATGAGATTAAGTTAAGACCAGGCGTAACCCAAGAGCAGAAAAAAGCAATGGATTTTTTTAGCCGATATAATGAAGAGCAAAACTTATCAAAGCAGCGACAAGACAGGTTTAAACAAGCTACGTCTAATCTTTTAAATGATGATTTCAAAGGTTTTGAATACAACATCGGAGAAAAGAAATTTAGATATGGCGTAAATAACCCAACTAAGATTGCACAGCAACAGTCTGACATGACCAACTTCATCGGAAAGTTTCTGAATGACAAAGGGGAGGTCTCAGACCACAAGGGCTATCACAAGGCAATGCACGCTGCTGAGAATATGGATCAGATTGCAAGTCATTTTTATGAGCAAGGCAAAGCGGATGCTGTTAAGGACGTTGTAAATAGTTCAAAGAACATTTCAGACACTCCAAGACAAACAGCTGGCGATGCAGTTTTTGTAAATGGCATTAGGGTTAAAGCTGTAACAGGAGCGGATTCTTCAAAATTAAAAATTAAAAAATCACAATTTTAACAATTTAAAAACTAAAAAAACAAAATGGGAAATTTTGGAACGGGTATAGACCCACTAGGCAAATTTAGCTTAGTACCAACACCAACAAAAACCGCCTTAGTAGGCAATTATTTAGACTTCACAGATGCTGGAGCAAATTCAAATAACTTTGCACAACAATATTTACCAGAGCTTTACGAGGCTGAGGTAGAGCGATATGGAAACAGAACTTTATCTGGATTCTTACGTATGGTTGGTGCTGAAATGCCAATGACTTCTGATCAAGTTGTATGGTCTGAGCAAAACAGATTGCACATCGGGTACGAAAATGATGCAGTAACTGCTAACTCTACAGTGTCTATTGTAGCTGCTACAGGAGTTGTTACATTAGGTTCTGCATTAAACAATTCAGTAAGAGTTGGAAACACAGTAGTAGTATCTAGCGCTGATGGACTAAGAACCTTGAAAGCATATGTATCTGTTGCGACTCCAGGAGCTCAAACTTTTACTTTATTGCCTTATACTCAACAATTGTTTTCATCGAATGCTGCTGGCGACGTAACTTTTGGGAACGAGGCTGTAAATTTATTCGTTTACGGTTCTGAGTTTGCTAAAGGAACAAATGGAATGTTAGGTTCTTTAGAGGCTTCTTTTACTCAGTACAGTAACAAGCCAATTATTATTAAGGACACTTATCAAATAAGTGGCTCCGATGCTGCCCAAATTGGATGGGTTGAAGTTGCTACTGAGGATGGAGCATCAGGATACCTATGGTACTTGAAGTCTGAAGGAGAAACAAGATTACGTTTCCAAGATTACTTAGAAATGGCAATGGTAGAAGGTGAATTAGCTGGCAATGGATCAACTGTAGCCGCTGCATTGAATGCAACAGTTACATCTGCTGGTACTGAAGGTTTATTTGCTGCAGTAAAAGCAAGAGGTAATGTATACCAAAACTATGCAAGTGGTGATGTAACTCCAGGAGTTGGAAACAGAAGTGCTTTGCAAGACTTTGATTTCATTCTACAGAATCTTGATAAGCAAGGAGCAATTGAGGAGAATATGTTATTCTTGAACAGATCTACTTCTTTAGATTTTGATGATATGTTAGCTGCACAAAATTCTTACGGAGCAGGTGGTACATCTTATGGTGTATTTGAAAACTCTGAAGAAATGGCGTTGAACTTAGGATTCGATGGTTTTAGAAGAGGTTCTTATGACTTTTACAAGACTGATTGGAAATATTTAAACGATGCTTCTACAAGAGGTTTAGTTAAAGATATCGACGGTGTTATGGTCCCTGCTGGAACAAGCACAGTATACGATCAAATGTTAGGTACTAACATCAGACGACCATTCTTACACGTACGTTACAGAGCTTCTGAAGCTGACGATAGAAGAATGAAGTCTTGGCTTACTGGATCTGTTGGAGGTGCTACTACTTCTGATTTAGATGCAATGACAGTTAACTTCTTATCTGAAAGATGTTTAGTTACTCAAGCTGCTAACAACTTCGTATTATTTACGGCGACTGTTTAGTATTAACTATTGTAATGTTACCCTCGTCTTTTAGATGGGGGTAACTATTACTCTTATTATTAATTTTTATATTATATTTTATTATGGCAACAAAAGCCCAAAAATCAAAGGTAGCCCCAAAAAGCGCGGCACCTAAACAAGAAATTATGCAAGAAGAGACTTTAATAGAAGCTCCTATTGCTGAAGTAAAAAACTCAAAGCCTAAGTGGGAGATTAAAGATAGAAGATACTATCTAGCGAACGGCACGTCACCACTAACTTTTACACTTTGTAGCAAGCATTCTTCAAGGTTTCCTTTATTACATTTTGATGAAGAAACGGGACAACAAAGAGAGCTAAGATATGCAACAAATCAAAACTCTCCTTTTGTAGATGAGCAGAAGGGCCATGTAACGATCGCTCACATTGTGTTTGTAGATGGAGTACTTTTAGTACCAAAGGCTAAACAAAATTTACAAAAGTTACTTTCTTTATACCACCCGCAAAAAGGTGGGACGTATAGAGAGCAAGATGATGTTGCAATTGCAGTAGATGAGTTAGAAGATATTGAGCTTGAAATTGAAGCGTTGATATTGGCTCGGGAGTTAGATGTAGATCATGCAGAAGCAATCCTTAGAACAGAATTAGGGACTGCGGTTAATAAGATGACAAGCAAAGAACTTAAACGAGATTTGATGTTGCTTGCTAAAAATAATCCAGCTTTATTTATAAGTCTAGCAAATGACGAAAATGTAGAGCTCAGAA